AATCGTCCTCTGTTATGCCTGCAATGATTGACCCTGTCTCTATGGCCTGTTGCCTAATTGATTGCAAAAGCATGTGTTCGTTGCCTAATTGGCGGCCTATTGCGCTGGGCATTCTGCGCCGCCTAACCTCGACCTGAACAGTCCTGCGACCATCACCAAGTGATGGCGCACCTCGCAACTGTGAAGCATCAATGTTTCCAAGTTGGAGCTTACCGCCCGCTAGGCTCAGTTTTTTCTCTGCCATATTGCTTTCCTTCCTCTAGTGTATTCATCAAGCGGAATAGCAAATGCATCCGGCTCTTGGTCCGGCTCCATGCCGCTCTCAATCTGGTTGCGCACCAAATCTTTAAAGGTGTCTTCGATCTCACATTCGGCCTCCGCCTTAGTAGCATAGACCTCAACATCATCGGACTGCTCGCCCCATGCCTGCCACCCCTCACACAGGGTGTCGGTCACAATTACCCAGCCCCATCCCATCACTGCACCTCCCTGTCACAGTCACAGCCCCATTGATCGAACAAGAATTCGTCCCACGAACCGTCCTCTGTAAGACCACACTCACAGTTTTCCGCGATCTCTTCCTCACTCATCACGCATTCACCTCAAGATACCTATATTTTTCTTTCATCTCAGTGTGTGTCAGCGTGTCTTTCAAAACCCAACGCACACCGCCGGACCCTTCTTGCAAATGGTAATCGTCGTCATAGCGGCTTTCCCAAATCTCAATCCACAGATCTTGGCTGTTATGCTTTGAGATTACATAATGATAGTCGCACCAATGATTGGCCTCCAACATCTCATCACGATCATTGAAATTCGCGTTGACCAGACGAACACCACCGCCCCTCCGATCCTTGTTCGCCGCAACAAACGATGCTGCAAACTCGTCAGCCTCAAACCGTGGCAACTCCCATGCGAATTCTTTGGCTTTCTCAATGAAATCCACCGCACCCTGCGGGTAGTTGTCATAATGCTTGTAGACGTAGACCTCTTCATTCTCGTCTTCAAAAACATAAATCGCTCTAGTTCCCATTAGTCTGTCCTCATCTGATAACGTATCGTTGCATAAACAGAGTCCATAGGCTCTGCCACCTGCGTGAAACTATATGTCCCCGTCTGTTGAATGATGGTGACCGTGCGCTCACGGTCACCCCTCTTCTTTGTCTGCTCATAGATCTTGAACTCTGTTCCAAACAACAACACAGGCTGGTCAAGGTCAGGATCAAGAGAGTCATCAACCATAGTCAACCTAAGACCGATCATTGTGCTGCCCTCTGCTTCATTGCCTCGTACTCACGCTGGTTTACTTCCTCAAGCCACAGCCATTCTGCAATGGCCTCGCCCAACTCCTGCATGACCCATGTCATAAACTTGCTGGACACTGACCAGCGGTCCACGCCACCATGCAGATTAAGGCCGCGCTCTGACCAATCGTCATCCTTCAGCGTGTCCCAATAGTAGCGACTAACAAAATGCCCATGTTCTTTGGCTAGATATGCCTCTGTGATGTCGTCGGATTTTTTCATTATCTCCGCCGCACCACAATTCATGTCGTAGAATTCGATCAACGGGTTGTCGATACGATTCAAGAGGCTTTCGTCTGGCCCGTATGTCAGGCAATGATTGCGACCATAGTCGTCACCAAAAAACACGGCGCGGACGCACCACTTGACCCCTGACTCAGGATCAATCTTTTTATATAAAATACTCATCAGTAACACCCCTCCCCATTGAAAACAGGCTTACGCTTTCCGAACTCAATAAACACACCACGGCGGCTCAACTCTTCCATGCACTTGGTGGCACGAATGGTGTTCATGTGGCCCTTAGTGTGTCCCAACGCTGTCATGCCTGTGTGCATGGTATTCGCATACCAGACCTGCAATTCTTCATCACTGGCTTCAGCAACTTTTCTATCGTAATAGTCCATCATTCTTTCCTCGTTTTTGTTTCTTGCATCGCGGTCCACGGTCCTTTAAGATACGCATACCGTATGGGATAACCCTATGAGATAAATCCCACACCGTCAAGCGTAAAAGTAACGGGTCTATAATGTTTTCTACGGGTAACGATAAAAAATATTTTTTACTCGAAAATAGCGTAACAAGCGTAACAAGCGTAACAAACATATATCCAGTAACAAACACAGCCGTTACACTCCTGTTACACTGTTACACCTTTAACGCTGGACGCGAGCGATTTTTCTGTTTTGAAAACTGAAAGGGCGGAAAAAACACTATGGAAGAGAAAAAGAACAAGGGTGGCAGACCCGCTGGATTGACCAACAGACAGCGAGAGTTTGCGAAATACTATGTTGAAGGAAGATACAGCAATGCAGAATGCGCGAGGAAAGCAGGGTATGCTGACGGCAGCGCATCGCAACATGCGGCAAAACTCCTCGACGGCAAAACTTTCCCTGACGTTCCCGAACTGATCAAAGAGCTTCGACAAGACAGGGAGCGTAAATATGGTGTGACACTGATCAACCAGCTCAAGCGATTTGATGAACTGTCGCGGGCTGCTGAAGAGGAAGGCCAGTTTTCTGCTGCAATTAATGCGGAGAAGATACGATCCTCCCTTGGTGGGCTGACCATTGACAGACGGGAAGCAACCCATGTCCATCAATTGGACAACCTGTCGCGGGAAGACATCGTCGCCAGACTCGCATCCCTTCGGCAACAGTACCCAAACGCTTTCCCCGAACCTGAGATGAAAAGAGTGAAAGATGCCAAAGACAGAGAAAGCACTATGGACATCATTGAGGCAGTACCTGCCGAAAAGGTCACACTTCCAGCGGATAGAGAACAGGACGGGTGAGGGCATACCAGATGTATATATATGCATTGATGGTGTCCCAGTATGGTGCGAGTTAAAGATAATAAAAAATGGGCGGGCCTCTGTCTCAAAGTCCCAGATTGCGTGGCATTTGGGGCATACGCGCTGTAATGGCGTTAGTTTTTTCCTGCTGCACTGTCCCTCGACGGGCGATGTATTTTTATTTGACGGGGCATCTGCGCCTGAAATCCAAGGATCGCGGATCGATGATCTGCGACCTGCGGCCCGCTGGGCTGGCGACCTGCGGTCTGCGCCTTCTGCGCTTCGCATCTGCGCCCGCGAGTCATGGTTCGCGCACGAATAAAAACACTGCCCGCGATCCGCGGGCAGTGTTTTCTGTGTTCTAGTGTTTGTGATAGCTGACATTGGGGACTGTGTTATCCCAACATGCACGGCATGGCCCGCATTTATTGCCCTGCTTCGGGGCTGGGCATTCATGGCCTATCGGCGCGGCATGTTCTGCAACTGTGCTTGTGTTCGCCCATGCTTTCGGCGGCTTGCCGTCTCTTTTGTGGGCGGACATTCGCAACGTGACATTCTTTGGTAAGACATTGTTGCGGATCTCTAAAGCTTCGCCCCATTTTTCAAACTCGCGGCTTGGGATCCAATGCATTTTGTCCGGTGTCGCCTCACAAACATCAAGAATGTTTAGAGCCATTGGGACGCTGCCAACGTCCCCGGAATCGAACCACCGGAATTCTGGTTTTCTCAGTGTGTTCAAAACTGCGATCATACGCGGCACAAAATCCAGCGCATTAAAAAAGACCTCACGCCTTTCCATCGCGGCTTTTACATTGGGCATGTTATACATGCCTTTGCATGCATAGCAGTCTTGACATGTTGTACCCTCTATTTTGCGGAGTTTTTGCCCAACGTCACATAACCATGCGCTGCGGCCTATGCTGCGACCGGGCATTTTTGAAACTTTTGACAGAAGCTTTTTATCTTCTTTTGTTTGTTCTTTGGATATTATCATCTCATTCCTTTCTCTATTGTCTATGGGAAGTATCCCATATCTTGCGGCTCTTGTCTATCACTATCTGCGGTCTGCGGTCTGCGCCTGCGGTCCGCGCTGCCGCGCCCGCGCTTTAAAAAATAGAAGGCCCGCATCGCGGGCCTTCCTTCTAGAGATGTCCTGTTCCACCACAGGCTGGGCAGTTGTCTTCGATATGCTCTACCCTTCCCTCGTGGATCTCGACCCGGTGGGCCATGCCAGTACCATCACATTCAATGCAGATGCATGCCTTCCCGGTCCTAGCATGGGCATACCAACTGGCCTGAATTTGGTAGAATGATTTCAGACCCTCATCCATTAATTCCCACCAACGTATGCATACGTCCCGCTCGCCTTATTACGAACGATGTCAATGCCGTGATGGCAACGCATCTGCGAGATGGCGACCCGGATCGTGTTGTTGTTGTACCCGGTGGCACGACGAATCTGAGCAATGCTCAACGGCTTGCCTTCCTTCAACACGTCCAGAACGGCACGATGATTCGCAGCCATTGGGGGACACGTCCACACTGTCCGCTGCTCGTCACCCTGCTTGATCGTGCGACCTACGATGGAAATGGTGATGGTCTCACCGGCTTCGATTGTGATATTCTTGGTCATGGTTATGACCCTTCCTGCCCGCGGGCGTTATGGTGACAGACAATCCATCACCTATAAAAAGTGTATCGGATAAACTGGGATAATACTATTATAAAATAAACAAAAGACTTTTCTGCGATTCGCAACAATCTGCGGTCTGCGCCTGCGGTCCGCTCGACCCGCCCGCGCTTGATAAAAAAAACAGCGGGCTTTCGCCCGCTGCTGCCTAGCCATGTAGGATGGCGGATAGCTCTCCGTCCCAGTAGTCGTCGTTAGCACAATGCAACGCATCTATCGGGGTCATGCCAGCGTCATAGTACGACCGCCATTCTGCATCTGCCAAGTCATGGATCCCAAGCCCGCAAAGCCTAGAGAGAGTGCGGCTGCACTCTCTCTCAAACTGTTCGTATGTCACTGCTCAATCTCCCCGTCCTGGTCAACCTTCTTTGCTTCCCCGTACAGGATGCACTCGTTACACGCTCCGGCTGCTGCCTTGCCCATAACCTCGATGTTCAGCTCACATTCCTCGCACCCATCTACGGGGTAATATTGTACGATTGCCATCATATAATCCTTTCTATAACTATGACTCTTACATGGTATCGGAGTTTATGGGAGAATACAATTACTATTTGGAGAAAAGTCTTTTGCCATATTAGCAACAGTATGGGGGTTACTGGGGCTTGTCCCAGATCAGATTGTGTGCTAGTCTAGGGGGGAGGGTAAGAAAAGGCGATCCGCGCCTCGCCACCGCACAGGTTTTGCAGGGTTGATAAATTCATTCGCGGATATTATCGTTTGGGCATGGATGACATGACGAACCTAGAACTACTTCCCGAAGAGGTGTTGAAGGAGATTCTGCTGCTGGAAGAGCAACAGAAGCGCCTAGAAACGCGGTCCGAGGCCCAAGATAAATTCATGGCGTATGCAAAGCATGTATACGAAGGCTTTATAGAGGGGACCCATCATCGAATTATTGCGGAGAAGTTGGAACGCATAGCACGGGGGGAGTTAAAACGCCTTATCGTCAACATGCCACCCCGGCATTCAAAATCAGAATTTGCATCATATTTGATGCCTAGTTGGTTCCTGGGCCGTAATCCGAAGCTAAAGATTATTCAGGCTACTATGAATACGGAACTTGCTGTAAGATTCGGACGTAAGGTCAGGGATCTCATTGCGGACCCACTTTATCGTGAGATTTTTCCAAACACTGACCTGAAAGCGGACAGCCAAGCAGCGGGTAGGTGGGAGACCAGCGCGGGCGGGGAATATTTCGCTGCGGGTGTGGGTGCAGCGATGACTGGTCGTGGTGCTGATTTGCTGATTATTGACGATCCGCATTCAGAGCAGGACGCTCTTTCGTCCACGGCCTACGATAATGCGTATGAGTGGTACACTTCTGGGCC